CCAGCAAGTTCCATAATTCCATTAATTGCTTCTTGACCCTTTTCAATCAAAGAATAAAGATTAGCACGAGTATATTCATAATCTTTTTTGATGTCATCAGGTTTTACTGGAAGAATATCCAGTTTTTCTGTTGGATTCTCTACCTCTACAATACTGCTTTCAATATTCAAAGCACTATCCAAACCCTCATAATTATTCTTCATAATTTATTAAATATCCGTTTGCTGTGTAGGACTCCAAGTCTTGGAATCATTAAAGAAATCCCAGTTCTCAGTAAATCCAAAATCATCATCTGGTCCAGCATTAGTTGGATCTGGTTCAACCGTGTATCTCATTTCTCTCTTCGCAGTAGAAGTGTTAGTACCAGAATACATATCAACTTGAACCTTACGAATGAGACCTTCAGTACTATCTGCAATTGGACCAAAGAGATAAGTTTTAGCAGTAAAGTCTAATGTGTAGATTAAAACTCTTCTTGTGGAAAAATCTCCTTCATAATCATCCGTAAATGAAACATTATTCAACACAACAGGAATATCTCTCTTTTCACCTATAGAATCAATTAAATCCACAGTCAAATTAAATGATGGTTGAAAGAATGGTAAAATTTGCTCTACAATCTGTAAAGCATCATCGTTCAATTTTGTCATAATATTGAGTTGAAATCCAATATTATATGGAACAGGTAGATATACTTTTTTTAGATTTGTTCCATCAGAAGCTTTAAATGTTTGAGTAACATTTGCTTTTCTTGTTGCATCATATTGAATAGAAGTCATTTCAAATGACATTCTGGGAAGTGTCATCGCAACTGGTTTATTTAAATTTGCCTGCTGCTCAATACGTGCTAGAAACTTTTGTGTCGGACCATATGCAAAGGGAACTCTTAATTCACTATAATCATTATTATCAGCATCTTTGTGCTTAATATAAATTTGATTGAAGAGAGTACCAAATGCAATAATAGTCTTTCTTGTAATTTGATGATAATAGTAAGTTCCTAGCATTAGTAATTTCCAAATGGATTTGATTCTGAAAAATCGACGATAAGATCTGCCTCGGTCTCTATCTCATCATTTTGTTCATATTTATCATATGTATCTGGTCTTTGATATCTAAGTAAAGAATATCTTGCAGAAGATGCAGACCCAACAATAACTTCTCCGGGTTGAAATGCACCATCGGTTACACCAATTTTTAAAATCTTAGTGTCATAATCCCAAGATTTAACTCTTCCTCTTGTTCCTGAAGAAGCACCAATAGCAACTTCATTAAACTGATATGTTCCGATTCCAGTTGCTGGAGGTGCTGAAATAGTTGTTACAATTGTCAATTGTGAGAAATATCCTGCTCCAGCATCAGAAAGTAGAACTCGACTAATAGTTCCTGCAGCACTTACAACTACTTTACCCTGTGCTCTAATGTTAGGAGCATCATTTGGAGAGCTAAATGTAATCGTTGGTGCTGTTACATAACCAGTTCCTATACCAGTTATACTTACTGATTTTACGCCAGAATAAGCATTACTAACAATCTCGGAAGTTGCAGCTGCGCCAACACCATTTCCACCAGAGATAGTCACAGTTGGTGTGGCAGTATACCCAGATCCAGCATTTGTCAGAAGAATTTCTTTAATCGAATAACTTCCACCCAGACTAGTTGTTATGGCTACAGCAGTAGCGTTAGTTCCACCGGATGGTGCTGTTGAGATTGATACTATAGGAGTTTCAGTATATCCATATCCATCGTTATTGAGAATAATTCTTCTTACATATCCACCACTTGTTTTTAATGATGTTGCAGTTTCTTGTACAGAAGTTGAGAATAATTGAAGTTCTGTCATATATCCAAACTGTTCCAAACTATTGTCAATTTCTTGAACTGTTGTACTATCATTTTCCCATCCACCAATTTCATCTTCATATTCAAACAATTCACATCTCAACTCATAAACATATAATTTACCTAACTGATAAAATGGTTGCTCATGCTCAACAAATTTAACTTCAAATAATCTTTGCCCTAAAGGGAAATAAACTAAATCACCCTCTCTTGGTCTTGATGTTAATGTTATTTCCGTATCATCGCTCGATTCCAAAAATGGAGAAATAAAATCCTCAAATCTCTCTTTAGAAATGATTAAACTCACTTCATCTTTTAAACTCATTCCAAATTTTGTTAAAAGATCACCCTGCCCAGTATATCCTTCATAGTTATTGATATATGCCTCAATTGCATAATTATCATTAAATTTGGAAGATGTAACTTCTCTTAAAATAGTTTCTCGTCTCACATATTTTCTTGGAATGTAATATACTTCTACACCATACATTCTCAACTGCTCATTAATTAGTTCTTGAACTAATCTCTGTTCGTTTGCTGAACCTTGTAAGAAAAAGGGATTAAGTGCCATTATTATCCAATAAAATCGTAAGGTGGAAGTTCGTATTCCATAGTCATTCTCTGTTTTATATCTTCTAATTCTTTTTCTCCATCTTCATATAATTCTCTACCATTCAATTCAATTCCACCAGGAAGTTTTACTCCTCTGAATTTAATTAGATTTTGACCCCACTGCCTCTTCATAAGAGCAGTGAGATATTTTTTCATGAAACTATCATTATAAACTTTAGTAAAACTGGAAGGATCTAATGCCCTATAGCAATCAATTACCAAGAAGTTTCCTACAGTTTGTGATGCCCAATCAATATCCAAATACATCCTATTTTGTCTTTTGTTAAATCTGATTTGTTTATCGGTTGTCAAAAGAAAATCAATATCTTCTAAGTAACTTTTTACCATAGCATACTGTAATAATTCAACCGAATTGAAGTAATATAAGTCATTCAAAAATAACTGATATTTAATACTAAACATTCCCCCCGAAATGGAACTGGTGTCAAACCTGAATACTTTTTCAATACCAATTACTGAGTCTGGTACTTGAATAAAATTGGAAGTTTCGTAAAAATTAAATGTTGTAGTGCCAATACCACTAATATTTGCAGATCCAGTTGTAGTTACTATCCCTACACCATTTGTTCCATTTCCCCTTCCCCTATCAATATCTGCTTGAGTAATTTTGTACTTCAAATACATTCTCTCAACACCATCAAAGTGTCTTTCATTAAAATATTGTAAAGCATCATCAACCAAATCATCAATTTGATCATCATCTAAGTTAATTTCCAATACTGGAGCGCCTAATTTACGAAGACAATAATCGATAAGTTCTTGTCTAGTGGTTGGTTTTGCCATTAATAAGTTCCTCCATCGATGGTTCCTGTAATATTTCCATTAAAATTAATATTACCCAAAAAAGTTGTTACACCAACAAAATATGAATTTCCACTCACATATAGAGATGTAACTGATGCAATTCCACCTACTACATTTAAAGTAGTTTCAGATGCTCCTCCAAGACTACTAATAATTTTGACAGTATTTTGTTGACCAACTCTAACTTTTAAATCATTTTGAGAGTCTGTTCTAACATTTATATCTGCCATTATCTAGTAACTCCTTCTCTTACAAGAACCATACCTTCAATAACTCTATTTTTAACCAAAGAAGAATCAGTAATTACTACATCATAAACATACCTTCCAGGTTTTATACTTGCTGTTTGTGTAGCCGTCAATTGCAATCTAATTTTTCCACTAGTTGCTGGTGATTGCACATCTGCAGTAAATGCTATTGAAGTTGAACTACCAGACCATTTTCTCATCTGAGCAGCAACAGTATATCCAGTCAAATTAAATGCTGAATTTGTATCACTTCCTTCTAATGTAAAGGATTGGGTAAAACTAGACCCAGCATTTACAACTAGATTGTTGACATATACTGATGCCATTTATTTCTTTATTGCTACTTTTTATTTATATCTACAGAGCACCTAATGATTTTATTACTTCTTGTTGTTTTAAATATAGTTTACAATATAATTTTGAAAAAATTTTTAATTCCTCAAAATCCAATTGATCAATAATCCTAGCATGTTTTTCATATTCAAATAATTTATCAATTGATTCTAATGAAATATCATTTGGATCCATTAATCAACTCCTTTAGTAAAGATTTAATTTCATCAATATCTTTTTTCATAGTATCTATCTCATTTTTTTGCAATTCACGATTTTGTAAACTATTTTTGTACTGTATATAAGAATTATTGTCGCAATTAATTATAGCACCACTTTGCTCATCACGATACAAATTTGGATGCCCTTTTACTGGAATCATCATGCTAATGCGATACTCCTTAAATCTTTTATCTTTGGTGCATATGCCTGATTTGTTCCTGATACATCAATTTTAATTATATATCCAATAAAATCTCCAAGATTATGCGCGGTAAATTCATATTCCATAAATTGATCATCTAAACTTGCAGGGACAAATACATCTGGAAGTCCATTATTTTTTGTAGGATCTATGACATCTGGGTATCCATCTCCATTATTATCTATCGTTAGATTCTTATATCCTGGGAATAATTCGAATGATTGCCTAACCTCACTGGAATCTGGTCTAATTAAACTATAAAGAACTCTAAAATCAGAAGAAAAATGCCTATATGCAGAAAGAATAACTTTAATTGAAGTTGCAGGTTGTGATAACATCACAGTATTTGAAATATAAAATGCTGCATGAGGATTTCCAAACAAATTATTAACTCTATTATCACTTGCATAATCTGAAATTGGACTATTTAATCTATTGCTATTCAATTGAATTGCAGATTGTCTCCAGAAAATCATCGGAGATAGATTTTTATCAGATGTAGAAAGATTTAGTTTTAATGTAAATGATTTATTTCTTAATAAATTGGAATCGGTGAGATAAGTCTGCTCATTAATATTTGAACAGATAATTCTAGTAGAGGTTAATTTATTTTGACCAACAATCTGAACATCTTCATATCCCTGGTCGATAAAAGACATCTCTGTTCCACTAGCACTAGTTCCACTTATGGTTCTAATTTGACCTGTTAATGAAGTAGTTGACCCAGGAACAAGAGCTGTAACTTGTGGAAAAATTGAATCATATTGTATGTTTTGTGTAGCAAGAGTATTATTTTCACCTCCAGAAAATTCGGAACTGAACGAAAGTTGGGATGTATTTGGTAAAGAACCATCAGCACTCCTATTTACCACATTTGAATCGAAGTTTGTTCTATCAATTTCAATATAATAATCATCAATATCGATGCCAGTATCACTAATATCGTGAGTTTTATTGATTCTTCTTAATGATATGCCATTAAATTCATACTTATAAACTTCACTATTAACATCATAATCCAATGCCTTTGTTGAATCCAATCCTCTTGTCAATGAAGTTAGAGATCCAGGACCTATAGATGTATATTTAATAATTTCATTTTCAATAATTGCATATCCTGGATTTGAACCACTAACAGCAACTCCTTCAAAAGTTGCAAAATTAACAGTAGATGCAACACTAATTATAGTATCTGTAGAAAGTAATTTGTTAGATAATGTTGTTGGGGGGATAGAAGATTTTGCGTTTTTAATTATCAGTTTATTCGTATTATCATACATTCCGTGATTGAAATGATTGACCTTCATAAAGTTTCCATTGTAAACTCCACCAATTGGAGTTGAAGATAATATACTTGTTCCAGACAATGAAACTCTTGCTCCAGCATCATTATAATATGAAAGTGTGTTAAGACCTACAGTTGGAAATGATTCTCCTTGAACATTGGTTAGATAAAGTGTATCTAATGAGGTAACGTTTGTGATGGTAATAATTGCACCGTTTCCAGCAACTGGAACAACGTTAGACGTAACAATTCCCACGGTATCGCCTTTAGTATATCCATTTCCATTATTATTTCCATTTATTGAAACGTTGGTAATTGTACCACTTGCATTTGCTGTAATATCGAGTCTTAAATTTTTACCATTACCACTTAGTGCATAAGTTGCTACATTACTCGTAGTTGTGTAATTGTATCCACCGGTAGTAATACCTACTGAAGCAGATGGACCCCCAGTTTGAGAAATATTTCCATAAGTATAAGTTTGAGTTTCTGCAGTAACTTTTCTACCAGTATTTAAAACTCCAATTGTGACAGCATTTGAAGTAGTTATAATTCCTACGGCAATTTTTCTTGGTAAAGATGTCAGTGAATTTGAACGTAATTTTTTAACATATCCATTACTTTCATCTAATGATGGATTTTGGAAAAATGCACTTCCGGAAGTAGATGTAAAATTGCACTTATAAAGTTTAAATTTAAGATCTTGATATTGATCTGCAGTCCATATTGACCCATTTTGGGATTTAAATAGACTTCCCATTGCAAACTGTCTTGTATAAACAACACTTTCTGCATTGGGTAAAGTTGATGTATTGACGGTTTTTTCTCCCATCTGAGCAATCCAAAGCTCAAATTGATCACTTTGACCTGCTTGTATTACAATAGCATATTCTTGATTTGGTTCTAGATAAATTGGATAATCAAATTTTACTCTCGTTGCAACAGTTCCATCAGTTGAGATATTAATTTGATTGGGTTTTAGTGTAGCAGGCGTCCCAACTATTTTTCTGGTAGGAGTTCCAAGTTCAACAGTTCTAATTTCTACAGTTACGGGTGAATTTCCAGAATCTTTACTTGCAAAGAAAAGATCTAATTCGCTCAAATATGCTCCATTTGCCTCATCATTTGGTAGATTTCCGTTTAAACTCTCAACATTTCCACCAACAATAAATGTTTGGGCAAGAGGATCAACATAAGTGTTGATAGTTGTTGTAGTTGTAGTTGTTGTAATTGTTTTTTGTTTTTGTACAAATGTTCCCTGTGAAGTATAAATTGTTTCTCCTGATGAAATTGATTTACTTCCTGGTAATGGAGCAGCATTTGTTGAACTGGAAGTTAATTTAAAAGTTTTAGAACCAGTAGTAATTTTTACAGAAGGTGGTGGATTTCCATTTGGATCTTTTAAGAAAAATGCCCCGTTCAAATCTCCATAGTTATCAGATATTAAACGTAAGTCTTTCACATATGCTACAGTTCCACTTTGTTGTCCAATTAATTTCATACCAATCATCAAATATCCTGAATATAATCCTTGAGCTTCTTCACAAAGACCATTAATGTCAATATTTAAAGTTTTAGAAGATGCACTATAAAAATCTGTTAGATTTTCAATTTTAACATATGGATTAATATTGTACTTACTTGTTGGAGAATTGTACGCACCTTCTTTATGATTTGCCTGAGCAACTCTGAATTTAATTAAATTTTGACCGTTAAATGTTCCAATTACAGTTTCACCGACAGTAAATGCTCCAGATGCTCCATAGTCATTTAAATTGGAATTTGGGGAAATTTCGACTAACTTGGGAATAAAGTCTACACCACTATTACTATCTAGGAATTGGTAATATTGGGTGAGTGGTTTAAGATTTATTGCAAAAAATCCCGTATTACGAGATCTCATGTACAATTCTGATTCACTTGCAACAATATTATCTTCTTGATTTACGTTAGTAATTTCACTAGTTGTTGTTGAACCTACAAATGCTCCCCATCCACCATTTAAAGATATATTTTCTGATACTGCAACATTAATGTTACTATTGACATCTTCTAATTGAATTGTTCTAACCCAACTATCACTCGATGGATTTAATTTAACTGTTCCATTATATGCAACCACATGGAATGGATTTACATTTTCAACTCTTGTTGCAAGTGGTTGTTCAATCCATCCAACAGAATCATATTTTAAAGTAATAACTTCTCCTGTTTTTTGAACATTAGAGTCAAATAAATTAAAATTCGTACTTAAATCGATATTCTCATCTGTTATATTTTCTGCAGGTACTGGTTTTAAACCAAGACTATTTTTGCTAATCTTTGAAGTTAGATACTGCTGTTCTGGGTCAATATCGACAGAAGAGTTCGGACTAATCAAATTTGAATTTTTGAAATCATCAACAAAAAAACCGGTTTTGAATCTGTTAATTCCCTGAGCATCTGTAACTTGAAGTGTTTGTGTATTAATTTCAAGTAATGTTAAAGATGTTACTCTTTCCAAATTCGTAAGTCTATTTTCAATTTTACCAATATCTCTCATAGTATATCTTCTATTGTCCACAAGAGATATAGAAGCATCTTTTGGATTATATAAGTATGGTGGTAGGGTAATGGTAGCAAGCTCCATTACTTGATCTGGTTTTGATGGTGGTTTTGGATTTGTCGATGCAGTTCCTTTTAAGAGAATGAACTTACCAAAGGTATCAAGATATAATTTATCAATTCTACCAAGATAGAAGTCATATCCAATTAAAGAACTTTCATTGGGTGAAAGAATTAATTTTGGTTCTGATCCAAAATTTCTAGACGAAAAAGTAAATGGTGAAGAGGATTGTCCAGTAAATATGGAAACTCTTGGTCTAAAATCTAAAGTATCTGATGCTCTTATATTATCAATTCCAATAGTTGGAATATCATTAGTAAATCTCTCTTCAACATAACTATCGGCAGTAAATACATCCCCAGTATCACTGGTAGGAAGAAGATAATAATCGAATACAATTAATAATTGTTTTGTTGGTTCTTGCTCACCATTTTTTCTAACAATTTTTGAATAATCATAATATTGTTCGTTTTGCCCTTTATCTAATATGAATTTATTTGTTATATTTTTATATATTCCATTTGTTACTGAATTAATTTCTGTGGAAACATTAGATTCGTTGAATCTCACACTTTCTCCATCTAAAAATTTATTATCGTTCAAATAAACAATACCTATCTTTCCTGAAGATGGCTTACTCACAACCCTAGCAATTGCTTTACTACTGGTTCCAATTATATTTTCACCAATAATTGCATTAGAATCGACATTAGAAAGTATATTGAAATTTAGTACATCCAATGAAGGTGTGGATGTGTCCAATGATTCATATACTGCCAAAACCTTTGCAACATCTGGATATCTCAAACAAATTTCTTCATCCTGAACTCTCAATCCATAATATTGATTATATGCCAATCCATCATTAGTTGATGTATTAATTCCTGTTCCAGATTGGGAATATTTTGATAGATTAACAGAAATAGTTTGACTGCGAGTGTACAATTTAGATTTGCTTTGAATACTGCTTTTGACAAAAGTTGCATTAATTAATGAAATCTCACTATTAGCAATGTTTGAAAATGTAACTTGGTTTCCGGATAAAGTAAATTTGTCAGAAGTTAACCTCTCAATTGTTCCATTAGTGTAAAAAATAGAATATCTTTCCTCATCAAATGATTCAAAATTAACTAAAGAAGTATTAACTCCTACAGCAAAATTGCTAGTATTAACTGTTAAAGTGTTGGAAGATGGAGTAAATGTTGCATTTGACTGTGCAGTAAATACTATGTTTGAATTTGCTAAATTTGTGGATGCTACATTTGAACTTGGTATTTTTGCGTATAGGTATCCATTACTGCTATTTTTAATTTTTGGAACGCCTAAGGAAAAATTTGTTACTAATTGAGATGATGGTAAATCTTTATCACAAACACCAGTTACCGAACTTGTCAGCCCAGCAACGACCATTCCAAAACCATCGGGATTAATTGAAACAACCCTATTATAGGTTTCTACAGAAAGTCCAGGTCTTTGATATCTAATGATCGTATCAGTCTTAATCCCAGTAAATGCTTTTCCAGATCCACTTACTGCCCCATTTGTTTCAATAGTAATTGAATCTAATGTACTAAATCCCTTTGCAAGGACACTATCCAATTGAGTATCTGCCAAAAATGCTTTTGAAAATCCAGAGGTGGCAGTTGATTGGTAAATTGATTTAATATCATCAATTCCATATACTTTAATTGATTTAATAGACCTCGGATAAATTTCTATCCCATTAATTAAGATTGTTTCTCCCCTAGAAAAATTTCCAGAAGTTTGAATTACATTGATTATAGAACTTCCGGACCCAGCTGCCACTGCATATCCACTGGCACCACTACTCTTTCCTTTAATAAAAGATGATATTGGAAGTTCTGATGATGATAATGACTGATTTAGAGTTAATTCAGTATACGTTTGTACATCATACAAATACAAATCCCAACTTGTTGCATTATTAGCATATGCAGCATCAGTTAAATTGATTGTATATACCCTAGCATCTCCAATTTTTGTTCCATTTGGAGTTGAATCTGAGTCTTTTCTTCTATTATATAATCCAACGGATAATTTTTGTTTTACAGATCCAGAAACATTATTAACTCTAAGTAAATTCCCCATTTCAAAAGGAATATTGATATTACTTACCGTCTCAGTTGTTCTTGGTTTTTCTACATCTAAAATTTCAACACCAGTCTTTTCAATATCATATCCCCTAACATATGCTTTACCGGGAGATAATTTAATTCCCATCAAATCATTAGAGGGAATATTTCCTTGATCGGTTTTTTCGTTATCAAAAAATAATCCATCATTTCCAATTCTATCATTTAGGGAATTATTTACTGATATTTGAAATGGAATTACCGAATAATCTCCAGATTCATCATAAGTTCTTTGAGCTAGGTAATCTTTAATAACATTATAATTTGATTTTACGTCAATCTTTTTAATTGCACCATCTTTAACTCTCAATATCTCAACAAAATCTGTATCGTTATCAATTTCTGTTATGGGTTTTTTGGTTAATATTAATTCAATCTGAAATCTATCTGCCCCAGGAGCAGCATAATTTGTAAAACCCTTTGCATTATCATATAGTGTAGCATCATCTTTTGAATTGATAATATTTTCGTTTATTTTTAAACCAACTCTATAAGATGGTTTATTTGTATAATAATCTAGAATTATATTTTGTTTATGTACTTTTACAAAAGTTCCCCTAATAAAATATATTCCATCAGCAATAGATGCTGAAGATCCTGTAGATGTTGAATTATTGGAAATTGTGGATGCAAAAGTTGTTCCCGCAGCAATAGTTGTGTTGCCATAAGTAATATTTTCGTTGGCAACTAAACCTTCATCATCTTTAAATGGATTAAAGATAAAATTATTATCAGAATCTAGATATTTTACATATAGAGTTACATATTCAATTTCAGAATTTGGTAAAACAACTTTCTGAATAATTGCTGTAGTTCCTGAAGATTGTCCGGTAATTTTTTGACCAACAAAATTTTCAATATACGAGGTAATATCAACACCAAATGTTGTTGGATTTAATTTTACTGAATAGAATTCAATATCAAGAGCAATATTTCCAGGAATTACTAAAGAACCTTCTTTAAAAAGATGACTTCCAAATGATTCTACTTGATTTTGTAAAATTGATTGTAAGGTATTTAATTCTCTTGCCTGCACAGGTCTCCCTGGATTAAAAAGAATCTTATGATAGTTTTTATCTCTAGCCCCTATAGTGGGTTCATTAAAGTCATCATAATAAGGACTTACATTGAGATTTGTTTTTTGAGCCATTTCTTAAAATTCCAGGATAATTTTAACGTCTTCTTTTTGTCTAGAATTCCTTGTTACAGTAGGTCTATTGTCGATGTATATTATTTCTCCCGACTTTTTATTTATCTCGGGATTTGAAAGACCATCTGTAAATTCAACTCCTAGATTAACAATTTTATTTCCAATAGTAACTTTACTGCCACTAAAACCTGCAGCAACGTTTGCAATAAATTCTCCACCAACTTTACTGATTTGATTGGTAGAATTAAATTGCAAAACTTTTCCTGTCGTTGATAATCCAATATAATCAGTATGATCACTGGAAGCATAATTAAAATACAGTGATCTATCTTGATAATATTTTATAACATTTATATCTTTATCATATGAAGCAACATATCCAACCGCAATTCCATCAGTAACTGATTGTTTAATTTTATCTCCAACGGAAATTGTACCAGTTGGAGTACCACTTAATTTAATTGCAAATAAACCAGAAAATTCATTTTCAGTATATATTGTGGTAGTAATTCCTGAAGAATCGTATCTAGTTGGATTTTTTATAATTCCAACTTGAGCAAATTTTGCATCTATTGGAAAATTTTTTGTTGAATCGTCAAATCTAGCATATATTAAAACTTTATCTGTTCCTAATTCGTTATAAATGTCAAATCCATGTCCCTTTGATGGTGGAATAATTGGGATTAATTCTGAATATGTTGTTGGACTTAGATTTGTTCCTAAATCTACAAGAGCATAAGTATAATTTTTTCCTCCAGATGTTACTGTAGTATCAGTAATTCTTCCAGAGCTATCTACATTAACTACAACTTTTGCACCAGTCCCATCACCAACAATATTACAAGATTGTCCATCTACAATCCCATATCCTTCCCCAGTATTTGCAATATAAACTTTTTTTATTTGATTGTCATTTAATGTGGAATCTCCATTTTGCCTTATAGCACTGATTTGGGAATCTGTAGAAGATTCCCAATTATTTGGAACTGTAATATATTCAATAGAATCAAACTTGATAATATCATTTGGTGAAATTGTATAGAGATACTTCCACAAATAACCATCACCACTTTCACCAGCTTTAGATGGTTCTAAATCAATAAATGCAGGTTCATCTTGCGATGCATTTCCTGTTGTATTAATTCCAGATGATCCGTTATCAATACATATATAAACTTTATATTCACTATTTACAACATAATAATTTGCATCATATAATCTCATCGATCCAGTTATTGGTGATGGAGTAATGGCACTATAGTCTTGCCTATACATTTCATATCTTGTTCCTCTAGACCAATTAATCCTCCTAACTGCTCTTCTAATATTTGCACTTGTAATTTTTTTTCCAAAAAGAAGAGTTGATTCATAATGATTTAAATAATCCAAATTGTCAGTTGGATTGGGTGGAGTTGTATTCCATGTTGAAGAACGACCAAAACCAACCATAGCTGTTGGATTTGACAGCCCAACAAAAACATAATATGAATTCGAAGAATTCTGAACAGAATCTATAAAATTCTTAGTATTTAATATTCTAAATTGATCTGTTACAAGTGCCGACATTTTAATATAGTTTTTTATCTATTTATAAAGGGTTATAAAATCTTTTTCAAAGCACCATTGGTTCTTAACCCATAACCTCTTCGTTGAATTGTTGGAAATGTTGATAACCCAGCATCTACGGTATAGGAAGAAACTGCGATTGAAATTGGTGAAGATGATCTAGTAAATCCAAATATTCTTCCCCAAGAAAATTGTGCAACTCTTGAACCCGTTGTAGCAATACCAACTACAGATGTTGTCGATATTACATTGCAGGTAATAATTCCCGTCAATGAACTGAAAGCATTTATATAGTAGATATTGTCCAAGAATGTTGTTCCAACACCCACAATAGAAGAATTAGTATTAATAATTGATGTTACTCCATTTCCAACTTTACTATTGAAAATATAAATCGGATATCCAACTTGTAATCCAGTAAATGGTGAAAGGGTTGGATCTAAAGTAAATTTTATTGCCAAATTAGTTCCGATACCTACTGTAGTCCCAATACCAACAATATTTCCAGAAAATCCTTGAATATTTGTAATATTAGTAATATTTTCGTATATTGGATTGGGGAGAGGAGTAATAACTTGTGGTTCCATTCCAATACTATATCCCAATCCTGGATTTGTAATCGTAATAGGGGTTGTTAGAGTTCCTTGAGCAGAAACAGCAATGGTTGCTGTTGCAGTAGTTCCAATACCAATTCCAACTCCCATCGGTAATGAAGTTGAAATGCCGATGGTTAGTGGAGAGGCAATTTTAACAGTAACTGATGGACCTTCATATCCACTTCCAGCATTGGTAATAGAAAGTGATTGGATTGTTCCTGCAGCAGAAACTATTGCAGTAACAGCAGCGGAAACTGGGTTTGATTTCCCACTAACAATAAATGCATCAAAATCAATTGACACTTCATTCTCATAATTGAAAAATTCTGAATCATCGACAAATACTCCAGTATCAGTAGATTCAAAATTTCTAATAATTTTTGCAGTTGGATATATTTGAGGTTCTAAAGAATCTCTAGATTTGGAAATAATTGATCCGTCTATAAATCTATCAACCTTTTGTTTTACCCAACTAGTTGGTTTAAAATTGATAATATCTATACCTTGTAATCTATAGGCATTTGTTTCTATTGTATCCGAGGTTTTTATTCCAGATATTACTCTTGGATTTTGTGTTGTAGTAATTCCCAATAAGGTATCATTATTGAAAATTTGTAATTCATCACCTTCTTTCACGGTTTCATTTACATCTACTGAAGTACTGTCTAAATTACTTCCCCTATAGAAGAAAATTGCAACATTATCATTTTGTTTTGGTGGAGTGGTAAATGTAAATGAGGTTCCACCACTAAATTGGTATGCAACTCCTGGTTGTTGTAAAATTCCATTAATAAAAATAATAAGTAAAGAATCAAAATCAATTGCTTGAGAATCTGAATTCTTAGAATCTTTTTCAAAACTAAGTAATTGCTCATTATAATATAATGGATATCTCAGCCTAGTACCATTTTGAAGTGTTTTAATAGAATCAATATAGTCAAGTTCTCCAAATTTCCAAGCTGCGAACGAATCTGTAAATGTATCCAAAACTGTGAGAGTGAAATCACTAAGTGGAGATGACAATCCTTTAGCAGTGACTAATCCAACAGGTCTTAAAACATCTCCTCTTTTAAATGCATATCCTGGTCTGGTTATTTTGAAGGATGTTACTTGAAATAAAGTTGATCCAACGCCAACCGTTGAACTAGCGCCAACCTCTACATTCAGTAATAATCCAACTCCAGTTTCTGTAGTAGTTCCAATTCCAAGTCTAGAAACTCCAATTACGGGCAGATTCTCATAACTTGGTGAAGAGATATTAATTTTTGGATTTACATATCCAGTTCCACCACCAATAATATTGAATGATAACGTTCCTCCAGCACCAACGGTTGCTGTAATTGTTGCTGCCGTTCCTGTGTGACTACTATCAGTTACTGCAATTGAAACTGGATTTCTATATCCAGAACCAAAATTACCACTAGTTCCAATACCAACAGAAATAATAGATCCAGAAGAAACTGTAGCAGTGACAGAAGCGCCTACAAGAGGTGCAAAACCAAGTCCTGGTGTTGAACCAAGAGAAACAATCAGCCCACCTCTAGGAAGTTGGTTTCTATTAATATCATAATCTGAAATGACAATTGACCCATTACTAGATGTAATTCCAGAAAATACGACGCTGCTGATACCAGAAACACTATTTTCAGCAATAATGTAGTTATTATTGGAATTATTCTTCGTAGTTGGAGTTTGGAACATGCCATTAATCACGACAATACCATTTCCACCGATACTACTAAGACCTACTGTGGCAATTCCTTGGGACGTTAATGGATATGTTTGTGCAATACCAGTAAATGTATTTGATATATCATCATAAATTTGATTATTCGAATAATCATTTCTTAAGAAAACTCTTGCATCAAATGTTGCTTTTGCATTTGGTAGGTTATCCAAATCATTATCATCTATCAATTTTCCTCTAGGTGCTTCCGTAAAGTAAATTTTGCTACCCACAATATTAAATGAACCAGTATATACCTTAACAGCAGTTCCATTATTATGTGTAGAATTTGATGTTCCAGCAAATCCTCTTACAACTTGAACTAGTGGGACATTTCCACTAAATGTAATAGGACCAGAAGAAGTAGTTGCTAGTCCAACATTACTGACTTTCATATATTCATCTTCAATTTTAAGAATATTTCCAGGAGAAATTGATGAAATGCCACTTAAAACAAATATAGTAGATGCTGTTCCAATTTGACCACCATTGTTTATGGTATGGCTTACCAAAGAATAATTAAGTGGATGTTGAATCATACTATTAATAGTAATAATTGATTTTTCATTTTTCTTAAACATCTCAAGTTTATGATAATTTCCAGAACCTACAGATGTAAATGTAACATAAATTCCTGCTTGAGCATAATCTTTCCTTGTTGATAATTTAAATTTATCATTAGTAATTTTAATTGCAAATACTTTACTTGGTAACCTATCCGTGACAATTCCACTAGAATTTAAAGTGGAACCTATACTGACCGATGTTTCAGCAATTCCAATGAAGCTGGAACCTGGTGTATAAATTAATTCTTCACCAGTGCTGAAGAAATGATCTGGTATACTAAATTCTCCTTCACTATAATCTAAAGTAGTGGTATTTGCTGGGTCAAATATTTTTTCAAAAATTGGATATCCACGATATTTTAAATCAAAATCTAATTTATTTTTATAGTTACTATTAATAGAAATATATCTCTGACTATTTACAGATTCTGTAATATTTTTATATGTCAATTTTATTGGAATATTAATCAGGTCTAATTCTTTATAAAAACATTCATTAAAAGTTAAAACTGTAAACGTCCCAGAAATTGTTGGATCTGGATAAAATTTAAGATTTACATAACTTCCAAAATACTCTCCACCAAAAGTACCAATTCCGCTAGTACTTCCAATCGATAAAAATGGATATTGTGTTGTATATACATCATTACCATCATGAATCATCATAACTTGATGTAATGCGCTAGTATTTCCAATACTTACTTTTATAGTTGACTTTAATGAGATGAAATCGTTTTTATTTAAAGATACGATAGTTGATGCTGCAGATACTTTACTATAATTTGAAATATAATTTACCGTCCTTTCACTACCATCTGGTTGACCTATTGATTGGAATCTATATGTAGAACCTCCAATAGAAGTTGTTCCAAATCCCACATTCTTGGAGCGTAAAGTAACGGGATTATTTGATGTGTTTGTATAATTAAGTTTTATTGTATTATTGGAAATTGATGCAGCAAACGATCCAATAAAATTACCACTAGACTGTATTTGAGAATCAAAATAATATTCACTAATATTGGTATTTGTTCCATCATGATCAACATACAACTCTACATAATTCATCTCATAAGATGCATTATTATTGAGAATATGAATATTTGAGAATAATGAATTCAAATTACTAATTGGTGCTGAAATAATAGTAACCGTACTTCCTACACCAACAACTGAATTTGAACTCACAAGATTAACGAAACCAACTGGATAAGTGCCAATCCCAGTTAAATAATTATCAAAGGTATTTGATAAAACTTTAATATTGTAATCGGTATTATATACATCTTCTGGTACAAATTTTAAATAGAAATTTTTAACCTCATCAACATATCCATAAATATCTGCTAAACGGGTATTTGTATTTCCAATACTACCTTTTTCCAAAGTAAATATGTCATTATTATCATTAATTGTTATAATTTCTGAAAATTGAAATTTAGTATTTTTAATATCAGAAATTTGAACTAAAAATCTTCCATATTTTTTAGATGTTATAATATTGGAAATATTTGAATATGTTCCCGAATCGAGTTCCGAACTTGAAAATTCTGCGCTAATATCATCTACTATAAGAGCCCTATTAGTCCTACATTCAATATAATCTGCTAATCTTTTATTTTTAAATTTTAAAAACTTAGATGAACCATCTGCAGATAGATCAACATCTAAAGATAAATCAAAATTATTAATAGTATCGACTCTATTTTCGTTAAAAATATCATACAGAATAGATGTATATTCAAACGTATTGGTAGATGCAAATCCTGTATTAGAAATAATTTCAGTATCTGCAAAATTTTTAAGACCAGTCGGGTGTAGAATATTATTAACTGGAGTAACAATATTCTCCCATGTTTGAGAACTTTTTAATGAATATGAAAGATTTTGATAATAATCATTATCAGAAATTACTTGCACATCTTCATCTAAATTACCTATATTATCCGACCAACCTAAATTTTGCTTACAACTATAACTGACATCAAATTCGCCATAATTTTTTATTATCGAATTAATTGTTGCAATACTTCCCGACTGAACTCCTCGAATAAGATCATTAACAGATAAATCATAGTTTCCTTGAACCTTAATACTATCATTATTATACTGAGTTATTTTTAAATCAATTTTTACAAACTTTCCACTAACCAGTACTGATAAATATTCCCCAATAATAAATGTGGAAAGTTTTTGAGTTACTTCAAATTTTGGATAATTTTTATAATTTACAATAAATCCATATGAATTTTGTATAGTTTTTGCAATTCCTGAATTTGTTGTGAATTCTGCCACACTAAATGTTAATCGTCTAGGTTCATATGTTCCAGCATTTGTGTATCCTATTACTGTAAAAAATTCATACCCACAATTTTCCGAGTTAAATCCATTTCCATTAGAACTATATTGTTGCACACCCTCAACAAAAATTTTATCACCAACAGCAAATGGTTCTATATTAAATCCACTTAATGGTGTGATTAAAGTGCAAGTTGCAACGCCACTATTACTATTTGTTGACATTGATTGAATACCAACACCATTGGTATTATTAATGCTTTTAATTGTTACTATTGATGATGGCAATCCTTTTGGTTCATTAACAATATCTACTGAAGCAATTCCACTTCCAACTAATTTTGGGGATAAAAATCCAGAATCAATTTTTTCTCCAGTATCAGAATTAACTACAATTAAAGTTGGAGCATATGTATAATTTTTACCACTGTCTAAAACAGAAATATTTGAAATAGTACTTGAAGATGATAAATTGATTATTGAAGGAATATCTGCCTTTGGTTTAAGAGTTTTATCTGATGAGTATTCAAATCCCTCATTTAAAATTTTTGTTTGATTAATCCTACCAATTGAATCTGACTCACAAATAATATATGCTCCATTACCATTTGTAGAATTACTTCCAGCAAAAACTGGTAATTTTTTAAATCCATTTCCTCCAGAAATTATTCTAATATTTTTGATTCCTCCGGAGGAAGATAAAGAATTTGTACTATACTCTAATGTAGAGCATTCTGATTGATTATATGACAATTTTTCGGGAATATTAGTCAATACAATATTAAAAGTTGTTGTACCCAATCCAGAAACGATGTAATTTTCATTATAAGTTGAATTTACATAATTAATTTGAGAATAATTTTTAACTTCTTTATCTGCAGTACTAATATATCCCGATTTTTCTAAACTATAATATAATTTTGTTGGCAACCCTTCACTATAATTTAATGCCAATGATGCATTAGTGGATACTCCAACAGTTCCAAATCCGGATATTGAAAATGTACTTGCAGAACCTGTAGATACAAACTCGTCAGCAAAATCTTGATCATAATAAATTTTAAAATTATATCCCAATAAGGAAGTATCTGAAAGATTAAATATTAAATTATTGTTTCTAATAACATCAATTTTGGGATTAATCGGTGAAATTGTTTGAGTTGTAGTTCCAATACCTACAATATCTACAACAGTCGGCGGAATTGTTACAGAATCTATATAAGTTTCGCATAGTTTTATTTTATCATTGTCAACTTTATATACAAAATAAAATCCAGTAGACAGTCCTTGAGCAACAGATCCATTAGATGAATATAATATCTTATTCCCAGTATTCAAATTATGTGATCTGAGAGTAATAGTATTTGTTGAAGTATTAATTCCTGATGTACTAAATCCTATAGGATTAATTAATAATCTCTCCGTCGAAGTATCATACTTGACAGAAATTGAAGTTGAAGTTCCAATTCCCACAGAAAGATTGGGAATTAAATTCAAATTAATAGTATCTCCATTAGAAAGATTATGTGAGGTTGATACTGAAACTAATGTTTTAATTTTATCAACATTACCAGTTACTTGGGAATATGTAGATTTTATAGAATATCGATAATCATCTGTCCCATTATTTTGAAAAAACAATCCGTTAGTTGTTGTTGTCAATCCAACTTGAGTTACAATTCCAATATAATCTTTAGATTTTTTAATGATATAAACTATTTGTTGATTTCCACTCGTAGGAAGAGTATATAAATCACTCGTTTGAGTATTTGAAACATATAATGGATCTGAAGATGATAATTTTTTAAATATTACCTCTTGATTTGTTTCGAATGGATGATCTGGTAGAAAAATCGATTGCGTAGGTACTGAAATCTGATAATCTTTATTTCCAACAGTATATGTTAGTGAAGTTCCTGCTCCAGCAGTTGTTCCAATTCCAACAGATTGTTTTGGATTAAAATAAAATTCTTTATTTAATTTGGAATCAAAATAATTTGTTTTATGTTCTATTGTAAATGAATTTGGAATAAAATTAACTATTGTAGTTGAAGTATGAGCTGATCCAGTTGGTTGCTGCCTAACTGCTCTTAAAACACTTAAATCATTAAAAATGTTTATAACTGACAATGTTTCTGTTCCAATACCAATACTACTTCCAATAGAAATATTGTCTGGTATTCTTGAAACATATATATCAGTTACAATACCTGCTGTTGGCATATAATATGGCGGCATAGAAAATGCTGGCATATCACTAATTAGTATTGAAGTGTATGATGTTACTCCAACCTGATATGAATCATTTAAATCACTCAATGATGTTGAGAATCCGGAGATTGTTACGGTGTCGAGATTTTCTATGCTATGGTAAGGTAAAATTGAAACTTCCACTTGGTTTCCATTTTTCCAGGTAAAAATAGCATCATAATATGAGGTTAAAGTGGTTTGTAAATTTACAATATCTTTTCCTTTTAGTTTGGAAACCTGCGCTATTATTCCACCATTATCTTCGCTTATTTCTATTGCATTAAAATTTAAATTGTCTCCAATTTTATAATCATTACCGGGCTCTACAATATTAAAATTGGAAACACTTCCAGATGTTACAGATTCTACATTAGTTTTTTGATTAATAATTTCATTTGATTCAATAATAAAATCATTTCCACCATATTCGTCATTAATTTTATATGGAAATGTATTTCTGATTAATTTGGAATTATTGAAATCAAATGACTGGTCCAATTTCCTGTTATCTGAGACAAATTTAGACCTATAATAATTTCCAATAAAATATGGGAATTGTCCAACTATATTTCCATATATGTCTGACTCAGATGTTGCAAAGTATGCATAAACACCATTTGGAAATTCTGGTGTTATGCAGAATCTTCCGTTAGATGCATCCAAATCTCCAGAAGATGTAAATTTATAATCATCAGCAAAAAATCCAAGATAAAAATCTGCCGGTCTATTTTCAATATTTGAAGCATTTGTAGTATACCCAGAAGACAAACGTTTAATGGGGGAATTTTTATCATTGGGGTCTGTATATCCATAAGATCCATATATTGGATTTCCGTCATATGCCCATCCAATAATCGGAGAATGATTCAATCCAATATCATTAAATTGATTCTGTATAAATTGTGAGTATCCAGAAATAAAATACTGCAGATTATTTCTTGAATTAATCAACAATTCATTTGATGTTTTTCTAAAATTACTGAGTAAATCTTCAGTTGCATAGAAAAAATTATTGTTTATTTCAAGTGGTCTAATTTTTGCATCAAATATTGCATTTTTTCCAGAAGATTCTACTATTATCCTTGTATTCTCCCCATATCCAGATCCAGAAGTTACAACAATGACATCTACTAATTTATTATTCTGAATCACTGGTCTTAGAATACATCCACTTCCAGATCCAATAACTTTTAAATCTGGTGTCGAATAGTACTCAATTCCTCCATACTGCAAATTTGTGTCGATTATTCTGCCATTAACAATTACAGGACTTACTTCGGCATTTTTTCCATTTTTAATTGATATTGTTGGTTTTTTATGTAAATTTATAATTGTTGAACCATAATTACTACCAGCATTATAAAGATATGCCCCCACTATTTCACCTTTAACACTTGGATTTGCAATAATTGTTCCTCGAATAGATGTGCTGCCTATTCCAGAAGTAGTATATTCTACTTTAACACTAATTGGAGGATAATTGAATATTTGGTATCCAGAACCAGTTGTTCCAAATTTCACATATTTTTCTCTCTGATAATCTAATATACTTGTCCCACCAATACCGGCATCTGATAATCTAAATTTATTATCATCAATTTTTAAAATATAATATTGTTTTGATGAAGATAATCCACTAATTGCAGTTGTTTCACAATTATATACAATCAATTCGCCATGATTAAATCCATGATTTTTAAAAGTAATTGTATTATTAATTGTGGATATTCCTGAACTATTAACTCTTAATTTTCTATTTTCATATCCACTTCCACGATTTATAACTTTAATATCCGTTAAAACTTTTTTTGGTTCTGTTTTAAAAATATGAATTCCAGAAGTTTGAGATTCTGTAAAACCAACTGTATTAATTCCAATTCTATAATCAGATATTCTTTCATATAGTTGAATTGTAGTGTTGTTAATAACCTTAGTATAATATATTCCGCCATCATTCAATGTTTTATTTTGGTAAACATTACTTGCATTAAAATTTCCAATACCTAATGGATTATTATTTCTTGGACTATAATAAATTGGTTGCCCATTGGAAAGATAGTGTGGTGATAAAAATGTAATAGTTTCTGAATATATATCAACTCCTCCCCCATAGATGGTTTGTCTGGAATCAAATTCGATTTCTCTTCTCTGGATCTCTATAAATGGTTCAAATGATGCCCCTCTACCATTACCACCTGTGACTGCAATTGATACCAGCGTATCAATATTAAAATCTTGGGGGTCTACAAATATTCTCTCAATTGATCCTCTAACAATTGGTTGAATTGATGCTATTCCTGAAGATATTTGTAGTATTGGAGGATTAATTACATCATAATTTTTCCCACCATTCAATACATCTACTCTTTCTATCGGTCCATAATAAATTTTTTCATTTGATTTATAACTTGTTGCTTCAACACCATTTATCAACATTCCAACTGAACCAGGATCTGTTAAATCTGACGAACCATCTGCAATATTTGTATTAATTGGAAATTTTCTTAGAATTTTTTGAGCAGAAATAATATTATTACTCTGACTGTTCAAAATGAATAAATGATTTCCTGGCACTAATTCTCCAAATTGAATATAATTTTCAGATCCAATAAATGTCTTGGATGTGTATAATCTGATTTGAGATTTATTGCTTAAAACTTCTACATAATAAATTCCCTTTGCCAGTCCTGAAATTGGGGATATTTCTGGTTGATAAAAAATTTGAAAACCAGTTAAAAATGAAACCTTTTCTTCAAAATTAATTGTTGAATATAATCCAGTTTCAATATCTTGATCTGAAAGAGATGATGCAATATATGAAAAAGTCTTTTTATCTATTTCATATGATGGTAAAGAATTTGATGCAACATACATGTATCCATAATTATTATCGATATAAACATTTTGAATATCTGCAAATAAAGAATTGTATTCTAATGAAGTAGAATTTTCAGTTACAGAAGATGAATTGATTATTCTTCTAATATCATAATCTTTGTTTTGATTTAAAGTAAAATTGTTTGAAATTGATATTTGATTATTAGTTATTTCTAATATAGTTAAATTACTAACTGCTAAAATTTCACTATCTCTTTCTAAAATATTAATCCTATCTCCAACCTTTAAGCTGGATTTGTCAATAGTTCCGCTCAATACCACTTGGGATATAGATCCAGAATTAAAACTTTCTATTTGATATCTTGAACTTGTATTATAAATCCAACTATTTGCAAAAATTTCTTCTTTCGATGCATTTTCTGTGGGATTTGTAATAATTTCTCCCAAATATTTTACGCCTATTTGTTCATTTTCATCAACTGTACCTAATTGTAGTGTGGGTAAAAATTTTGATACTACCCCTGTCAATCTCAATTCTACTTTCTTACTAAAATCACCATTTTCATATCCATAATATGTCTCATCGGAACGAACAATACTGGTTGCCTTTACAGTTGTTTCGATTCCAGTACATCCAAAAAATTGATTTATACTTTTACTAGTATACGTTGCTATATTGTTTCCAATATAGATTGTTCCTGTTTGCCCAAACCCAATTGTGGAGTCTACAGTAATAATATTTGCATTAGGTTCTACATCTTCCAAAACCCTAGTACTTCCAGTAATGTTGAACGTTCCAGTAACAGTTGGGAACGTATCATCATACCCAATAAAAATAAGCAACTTGTAATAATTTTTTACTCCTCTCTTTATAATTTCTACTTCAGATACGGATGCAGTAGTATTTTCATCTGTAGATTTTCTAATTGTCTGCCCAACTAATAGAGAAGGATCTCCAGAAATTCTTTCGGCAACCATCACCTCCCTTCGAATATATTTTGCTGCTGATGGTTTAATTAAAAACTTCTCTAAATCAATTACTTTTGGTGTTTCGCCATACAAAATATTAAATAATATTCTGAATGATTCATCAGTTCCTTTGGTTTGATATAAAGTTTTTGATTCCCTTATAAAGTTTCCTACATGCAAATCTGAAACAAAATTTACATGTTCAAGACCTGGTGTAAGAGTATATTTTAATTTTTTATAAAATTCTTGTAAAAATTGTGAGCTTAAGTTTATTACTTTAGAGTTCTTAACATGAGATGCTGATTTTGATTCTGAAAAAACTAATTCTTCACTATTTAAATCTTGATGATAACTAGTAATTCCACTAAATCCACGAATACAACCAGTAAATGTATTTGTTGTAATTCCAGTATATGTGATAATCTCATCATCAATCTTTAAAAGACCATATGTTGATGGAAATCCTTTGGTACTTGTTACTGTAATGACTCCAACAGTAGATGTAATATTGGTACTAAGGCCAATATTACCTACAATAACTTCCGGAATTAAATTGTCAAGATTCAAATACTGGTCTAAATTTTCAGCAATATCTACCGGTCCTCCCTGATATTCTTGGGAAATATAATATTGCTTTAAAAATTCAGCAGTTTTTGGACTTTCATCTAGGATAAATCCTGGTAATTGATTTTCAATTATTTGCTGTACCTTTATCCTTGATTCAAAACCAGTTTGTATCATATTACGCCCTCGTTAATTCTCCGTTCGAATAGCTTGATCTGTAATAATCTTCTGTTGAAAATATAACTCCAGATATATCATCACCAGATGCAATAACATCTTTAATCATATTTATTGAACTTTTTGAAACATCAAATGAGATATACAAATCCGTCAAAGCAATAATATCATTTGATTCTGGATATGCTTGAATTTCAATAATATCTGCATCTAATGATGTTGATGTAATATTTAAAGATCCAAGTAAAATTTCACCAGTTTCATAATTAACAGTTCCTGCAGATTTAACCACGACCATGGTTTTTAATTCTTGAGTAGACCCAACGGAAACTGTAATTGGTGATTTTTTTACAACTGATATAATTCCAGTTTTTAAATCTGAATTTGGAACATCCGTAAAATAAACAGTATCTGCTTCCCCAGCAATTTTAAATCCAGTAGATTTGATGTTCTTTCCTGCAGGATTTGCATGAAATTTGTTACCGTAACAAATTTCATATTGAGTAGGTCTACCGATAAATGCTTTCATATCTCTTCTAATTCTTACTTTTGTAATATTAGAAGTAATTGCACTATCAGTATTATCGATAACCTGCAGGACTTTACTATATTTGAATCTTCCCCCAAAAGATCCCAAATTAGTAGATTTTGAATATGATATGAGAGAATTCTTTACTTTTGTTTTTAAATCTTCTACGCTACCAATACTAGAATTATTGTAATAAATTGAAGAATCAATCTCAACGTATAAAATTTTTAAATCAATTATTTCTGGATTGATTCCAGCAACAGTATATTGTTTTAATTTATTTTGAATTTGCATTTTATTAAAGTCTGAAACATAAGTTCCATTCTTTGGTTTAATACTAATCAAAACTTTACCATATTGTGGGGGATTCATTTCTTCTCCACCAACTACGGATACAGATTCAGTATCTGGATATATCTTATCTTTGAGAATTGCTTCATAGTCTTTTGCAGTGACTGCCCTATATTGAGAGGAATAAAGTCTTGGAGCAAAATATTTAATTGAATCTATTCCTTCAATCTCATCGCCATTTTGGGATTTTTGATTTGTAGTTACTGTAATTGTATTTGTTGGAATAATTGTATTATTACTTGCATCCTTAAAAGTTCCTGCAAAGGAAAATACATCTGCACCATTACCATCTTTTCCATCAGTTACAATATATGTAACTGTAATAACCGAATTATTTTCTAACTTCTTGCCAAAATATCCATCTCCAAAGAAAATCTCATATTTTTCATCTTTAATTTCTTGAAGTAAATAAGTTTCTGATACAGAATCAATTTTAAAAATATTTTCTATAAGTGAATATTTCCTTCCTAGTCCAGTATCACTTGGTGATTTTACATACGCAACAATCGTGGAAGTATCTATATATGAGTTATTTAAAATAAATTTTTGATCTAGTGACCCATCTACTGTAAATTGTTTTTTGAGAAATGTTCCTTCACTAATTTCAATCTCACTGAAACTAGCGACACCATTAACCACATTTCGAGTAATATCAGAAGGAACAGAGAAGACATATGAAGTTCCATCTGATGCCCCAACGCACACTAATCCTGCCTGTAAGGTGAGTGTTGGAGTATTTACTGCAGTTGATACACTAAAAGAAACAACTGCCTTTGAGGCGCTTCTGGAGCGCGGCACGTAACCAATATTTCTTGCAAGAGAGACCACATTTTCTCTTAGTGTTGCAGAATCCAGAAAGGATTCATTTACAACCATATTAGAGTTAAACGCAGTAATATATGTGTTATACGCTAAAGTATCAATTAATACAGAAAAATTAGACCCCTCAAAGTCAAAATCCGTAAAATTGGAATTTGCACGGAGATAATCTTTGATAGAGGTCTTGATTTGATCAAAATCTAGATTAGCAAACTTTGTAAAAGGCATTTTATCCTGTTGCCTCTAATATGAATGAAAACTGTTGTGTTGGAATTTCTTGCCCAATAATATCAAAATTAATGGTAACTTCAAAATTATTAATGTCTGGTTGAGGATTTACTTCAACATTTACATTTGTAACTCTTGGTTCGTAATTTGAAACTGCGACAAGAATTTGATCTCGGATAACCGAAGCAGTACCAAAATCTACAAATTCAAATAAACTAGAACGAACGTTTGAACCAATTGTAGAATTAAAAAATCTTTCAGTTGGAATTGTTTCAACTATATTTCGAACAGATCGTATAATTGCACTTTGATTTTTAAGAATTGGTAAATCCTTAGTCACAGGGTGTGGATCAAAGGATAAACTAATATCTTTAAACGATCTAGATATCCTAGTAATTGCCATCGGACATAAAATTTCTTAAATTATTTATGCTCATTTCCATGAAGATCCATAGACTGGTTCAGTTCCATAGGACCAATCATCATAATCTTCATCATTTCTAATTTTTTCATGCAATTCAGTTTGTTTTTTGAGATTATGTTTTGGTGCATAATCGTGCATAACCTCTTGAATTAATCTTTTTTGAGAATCTCCAGATTCAATTAACATTTTTAGCTCCTGTTTTAATGAATAAAACAGAACTTTTATGAAGGAGGTTGCTATCTCCTATTACCTATTTAACGATCTATTTCTCTGATATTATAATTATCGGAATTCAAATATTTTAACAATTCTAAAGCAATTAATTTTGGGTTTCCTTCACCACAAGTATAAACATCAATTGCTAAACATCCTTCTTCTGGCCACGTATGACATGATACATGACTCTCAGAGAGTGCAATGACTATTGTACATCCCTGAGGTATAAAACAGTGCTGAAAGACGTTTAGAATCGTCATTCCAGCACGTTCAATTCCTTTAACCATTACCTCTTCAAGGGCAACTGCATCATTAATGAGATCGTATTTAACATCATACACCTCTAATAATAGGTGCCTGCCCATTGAAAAACTTTCCAATTCGGTAAGAATAGTATTAAAAATATTTATTTTACATAAAAACCCTTACGATGATATTCTTTATCATCTATAAAGGTATAATCTTTCATATTTTCAATTTTATCATCATTCCATACTGGTATTGCTACAGTATTATTATATCTAAAGTTAGGATTTTGGCGAAAATGAACTTCAATTAGATTTCCATCAATAAATTCACAGTTAATCCATTCATAATTTCCTTTTAATTTTGATAGAACTGAAGGAAACTCAACTTTTTGTTCTATTTTTTCCCATTTTCTCCATTTGTAAAGAAGATCATCACTTTCTTTTTCTCCTCTTACTACTAATTCTGCCTGACCATTTTTAAAATCAACGCTTAAGTGCTCTCCATCAAAAACTTCACACCAAAATTCTGATGGATGAAATCTATCTGTCCATTTATAAACAAACTCAAGACGAGCAAAACGACTCATACCAAGTAAATTAAAAGAGGGGCGAACAATATAAAAGTCAGGTTTAGGAACTGGAGTCCCAACAGGACCACAGTTATATCCTAAAACCCGACTTAGAAAGAGTTTATTATAAATCCATAGATCGTCTTGATGAATATGATTCCATTCATCTTTACCATCTAAATGATACATTACCTACCTTGACCCCTATACTTCTTGCGAGCCGAGTTACGAGAAGTAGCGGCATACTTAGTATTAGATCCATCACCTTGGCGAGTATTCTTTGGTTTTGATGCAATAGTAGCGTTGCTAGTTAATGAGGGGCGCTTAGCCATAATTATTCTCCTATAATTTCAGTTTCAATTTCATTTGGACTTGGAGAACCTGTCTGATAAAATTCATCTGCCAGATCCTCCATAGTATTGAAGTATTCAGTCTCTGTAAGATTCGAGTAAATCTTACGTCCCTTACAGAGAATATTGTATAATTCGTTAGACATTCAAATCAGATTACTCGTGTCTTTTCGTGACCAACTCTGATACGAGGGTCGCACCAAATTTCGAATCCTGCTTCCTTTGCATCCAAACAGAAGGATACATCTTCTCCACACATATCCTGAACCTCACCAGATTCAAAGACTTGCATCTTAGGAGCAAACCAAGGATATTCAAGATTCTCAAAGACTCCCTTCTTAATCAAAACCCACCCAAAACCAGTATAGTCTACTGTGAAAGGTTTGCGACGCTTGGAAATACTTTCAACAGTTTCATGATTCATGACTCCACCATTATTGCGGAAATCATCCTCTTCCAACCAGTGAGCAACTGATGTAGTGTGCCCATCTTCAGTTGCATACCAACCAGCAGCAATATCCTTATCGATTAGAATAAGTTGCCAAAACTTTTCAGTATTGAATACAATGTCAGAGTCAATCCAAAGTTGCCAATCGTATGGAAGTTTACCATCCCAAGGAACTTGCTTTGGTCCACGAAGTACATTTGCACCTAAACACTTGCATCGTGCAAAATTGACCATCGATGAATAGTCTTGTGAGATTTGAATACTTGCTCCTGCCTGTACCAAATCAAAACAGAGTTGTACAAAACTCTTTAGGTAGGTATATGAAACTCCGCGACCAGGAAGACAAAAGACAATTGATTTGCCTCGTACCATCTCTTTTGCTAGATCATAATCCCATTCTTGTTGTTGTGATGACGCTACGGGCGCCTTTGCTTTTACTGTAAATCCTTTAGCCATAAAGATAAGTTGTTTACTTTCATATCATACACCATTATGTAGCATCTGTCAATCAGTCTCTTTCTGAAAGAATCAGGTCCTCTCCATCCATAGACATTCGGATTTCCGTATCTTCATACCACTCAAATTCATTCATAATTTGCTCTGGAAGAAAAATAAAGTACTTCCCTGTAATTGGATCGACCTGTACGTGTTCAAAAATTTCCTCGGAATTTTTTTGCATTTTTTGTATTATAATTAACCTTTTTCAAAGTTATATAGCATCAGGAATTTTTTTAACTAGAGAGATATATACAAGTCGATTTGGGTCGTTTATAGCTTAGGGTAGTGGTGCGTTTTTATATACGGGGCGCGACGGCGACGGGGGCGCCCCCCATGAGACTGCCAATCACGAACGACTGCCCCCCACGCATATTCGTGAGGGGCGGCGGGTGACCTCAGGCAGGGAACGACCGGCGCCCTGCCTCCGGGTTGCAATAGTAGCGGTGACCAGGACCGGTCCACCCCTGCCATGAGGTGTGCATGTCTGCCAACTCAGCAGAGGGCAGACCATCATCCTGCCATCCACGGGTATGAGAGTTCGCCTGACCTTTGCCCGATTCCACCAATTCGTCTCCGTTCCATTTGGGAAGGTTGCTCACCTTGGTGCCCACCCATACGGTCTGACGGGTCACGAGGTCGGTTGCTTGGTTGTAGAGTGCCATCGGTTTGGGTCGTTTGGTACGGGTTAATTGTAGCACGGATGGGGCGAACCCCTAGAGGTCTCCCATCATCTCCAGCATCTCTGCCTCATCGATTGCGGGGTCGTTCCACTTCACCCCGTCGCGGGTCTGCCCCAGCATCCGCCCAATCTGCCCATCAGTCATGCAACGGACGAATTTTTGCCAGGGGGTCTCATCGGCGCCGCAGTACTCAACACATGCCTTAGCGGTGTTGTAGAGGAACTCATCGTTGCCAATCCAGAGGGCAGCGTTCCAGGTCTGGTAATTTGCCCAACCGTTGTAGGTGTTGGCGGTCATCGGGGTTGCTCCGTTTGGTTCTTCCTTATCCTACAGGCAACCCCCCACCGAATCCGGCAGGGGGTGGACAGTTGGCGGATTGTCACCAGATGATGGGGGTGCCATCGCTATCTGTTACAGTGCCCGCCTCATTGTCAGCGGAGATAGAATCCAGAATCTGCAGGAGTTCGTCACCATTAGCAGCGCGATTCAGGAGAGCAGAGGCAAGTTCAAAAGTCATGAGTTTGTGTTAGTTAGTGTGGTTTGAGTTAGGGTGTCTTTAGAGCGCATCCCATTCTCTTTGAGGTTATGCCAGGCGCATGGAGGAGAAGAAGGGAACAGTTGCAATACCGTTGCCAGTCTTAAGATTAACAAACCAAGTCCACTGCTTTTGGAATACACATTCACCGGGCAATCCGTGCCCCTGAAGAATAGCATTCAGACGGGATTTGGTGGTATGAGATTGAAACCCACCGTCAAACAACCTCACAAAGTTATCACCAACCTGAGCAATCATATTGCCGTGAAGGAATACAAAACTCACACCATCGCAGAAGTGAACTTCAGTATTGCCAGACTTCCAATCACTTTTGGCAGTGATGGCAGCGTTCATTTGGCGTTCGATTTTGCGCATGAGGTGCTCCGTTTGGTTGACTTGTTAAGTATGGCACCCCGTGAGGGGGTTTGGGGTGATTGGTGGACAGTCCCCCAACTGTCACACCACCTCTTTGCCGAACTTGCCGCAGAGGTAGAATGCCATGCCTTTATTCTTTAATGTTACTCCTGCAAAGGTTAGAGGAACATAGCGCCCATTGGTTTTAGATGCTTTGGTGCGGATTTGCAGCAGACCGTTAGGACCAGTAACGGTGCCAAGTTCTTTGCCAGCATCAAAGAGGGTGCGGATGGTGTCACAAATGAACTGGTAATCCTCTACCAATTCCTGATAGTGTTCGGGGTGAGTTTCAGGATTCAGAACAGCGGTGCCGACATAATCGTTGGAGCGGGTGAATCCAACGTAGATGGTTTGAGAGAGTTTTTCTCCAACCTTACTATCGGCAAAAGTTACACCGTCTTCAATAATTTCGGAGAGGCAGTGCTTTAATTGTGTGACGGCAATAGACTCACCAACTGTGAAAGTCTTAAGTTCACCGTCCACCAAATCTTTGAGGTTGGAACTGTTAGGAATGCCCAGGGCAGTTTCAATCAATTGCCCACGCGATCCTTTGTTCTTTGCAGGTTTGGGGAATGCGTCAAAGTCGGTGACCTTCAATTGAGCAGCGACTTGAAAGGTGTTAAGCATGGGGTGGGTTGCTTGTTGAATGTATTGTAGACCCTATGAGGTACCCTGCTAGGGGTGCTGTGCCACCTTATCAATTGGCACACTGGAACCTCCCGTGATTGAAGTTAGCATAAGCGAAGACCTCACGATTGACCAACTTAAACATACCGAAGTCATTTGTCATCACATAACCTTCGGCATCGATTCTGTTGCCGTTGATGTATGCTGCGGGACCATCATTACGGCAAAGGTATAATGCATCCTCTTTGATAGACTTCACCAACTTCCAGAAACTAATCAGGTTAGGATTCTCAAAGTCATCAGGATTGACCTCTTTACCTTCACGAATGCAAGCGTTCAGTTGTTGTTTGATTTGTGCCGATTGTTTGGCAGTTACAAACTCAACGCCAAGTGCCATCACCTTAGCAAACTTGCACACATCTTTAAGGTCTGCAAAGTATTCTGCACCAGCAAAGATAGAGGCAGTAGGTTGCACAAACTTCACCGTGTCGGTATCAGTCCAGATGCTACGATCAGGCATCGCTACAGCGTCACGAAGGTCGCTCTCAGCATAGTAGCAAGTGTGAGGTGCGATGATAATTTTCTGATAAATTACCTCACGGAAGAGATAGGTGATGGTGTTGGGGGTGTATTCAGAAAATCCACCAAACCCAATAAAGTCCCCCTGATAAATGGTGTCTGTATGAGGTAGGCAATCAAAACAATCGTGAAGAATTTTTGCAACTTGACCATTGTGGTTCGCATCAATTTCATCATGAGATTCGTTGATTTTGATTTTAACTTTGTTGAAGACACTTTTGGTGCCCACGAAGAAGTTTCCAGTGGCAGGATTGCGACCCCAGACTATAGCAGGGGCGCCATCAATCTTAACGCTGAGATGACCAGGATTCACGAACCAATCTAATACTGAAAGGTCACCCGTCAGGATGGAATCTTCGGCGTGTTCTAGGTGTGTGTTTTTCATACTGTTAGTATGGCACGGAATCGGGGGGTTTGGGTCAGTTGGTGGACAGTCTCTCAACTGTCACTCATCCAGGCAGTGCCGATAGGTTTGTTGTAACCTAATCAGCACATCATCCCAGAACTCTTTATCATCATCGTCGTTGTACTGATTGTTATCCTCAACCAGACGAATGAGATTGTTGAGATCATCGGGGGTGAGAAAGTTCATTTACGAAGAGGTGAATTGTAATAGGAACGGAATACTGTAACCACGATGATTGCGGTGCTAATCACACCAATCAAACCGAGGAAGGTGATACCATCACCAGTAAAGTTGAGAGTGTCAGGCATTAGTAATCGTAGTTTCCGTTGATGTACTCATTGAAGTCGAACTTTTCTTGCTTAAGTTCAGGAATCTCCATGTCGAAGATTTCACCATCCATGTCAGCAATCTCAGTCCAGAGTGTATCTTCCATGTGGTTTTCTCAGGTACGAATGTAATGTAGAACGGATTGGTCAGGAAGTCTAGGGGGTATGTGCCACCTTGAAGATTGGCACACCCCCCACTAAGTGTTAGAAACTGCTCAGGAACATATGACCTTCTACGAAATCAAAATCATAACGAAGTGAGGAATTCCAGGTTGCTTCCCAGTCAACAACTAGGAAGGCGGGAACTTCACCATAGATTTCGGTGTAATATTCTTCAGCGAAAGTTTCCTCATCATCATAACAACCACGATAAGCATCTTCCACATGCTCAACATAACTCACATCACCGTGATACTTAATGAATGCATCAACTACATCATAACCGATGTTCTCACCTGCAGTACAATATTGCTCATAGTATGAGATAAAGTCTGCTTCAGAGTTTGCATCGATGAACTCTAGGATATCATCCAGAGCATAATTGTCTTCTACCAATTCATCAACTTTCTCAACAACTTCGGCAGAGAAGATTTCCTTGTAGTTCACTTGCAGAGTCACGGGCATTTGAGTGGTTTTCTCAGGTACGAATGTAATGTAGAACAGATTAATCCAAAAGTCAACGGGTAGTGGACAGTTTTGCAATTGGCACATCGTTATTCAAAAGACCTTGCAATTGAGTCACAATAGCATTAACGAACTGCAGAACGGTTTGAATCACCTTACGGGTCTTTTCTGGACCTTCGTTCTCATTAAAGGCACGAACTGCAAACTGATACAAACCCACAATAATTGCAGCAATCGTAGCAACATTCAGCACCAGAGTTTGGTAGAATTTAGAAGCGAAGAGTTTCATATACTTAGTGGTGAGGGAAAATGTAGAGAATGTCTCAACCACAAACATAGAATAACCCCTCACGAACGAATCCGCAAGGGGGCACGTGCCACTTCAGATATTGTCACAAGACTAGAAGGGATCGTACTCTTTTACGCTATAATGAACTTCCTCATCTCCTTCGAGTTCTAATAATTCTTTCCAGTCTATATGTTCTACATCTAGATCATCATAACACATGATGTCTAATGTAACACTAACTAGGCGCTTGTGTGCTATCATGATTCTCGTGCATGTGTACTAGATTATATCATGCATAATGACGATATGCAAGCGTTTCGTAATCTTGCCCGTCTCGTGCATAATCCTCGTCGAGATCATTTGTATACTCGTCGAGATCCTGTCCGTAATCGTTGCTGTATGTATAGTCGATATCGTAGTCGTCGTACATAGCTCGTCGAGATGTGTATGTGAACTAGATGATTGTAGCACATATCTCGACGAGATGCAAGCACTAGATGTGTGTACTCGTCGAGATTGTTGTATGTATATATGCAATCTAGTCGAGAATTGTGTATGTTTGTGAACATTCTCGTCGAGATTGTGTGTATGAGTCTCGACTAGATTCTTATAATAAGACTGTGTGGGTCTGGGAACTTCGCGGCGCCGTGGGGCTTGACAAACTGCGCGTCTTATGGTACGCTCGCTTAGGTCACAAGTCTCAGAGGTCTTTATAAGGTATTAATCACAAGTCTCAGAGGGGTTTATAAGGTATTAATCACAAGTCTCAGAGGTCTTTATAAGGTATTAACAGACATTAAACCTACCCTATTCTCAATATTAATACACTATTGATTCTCAATAACATAACACTTATTGAGAATTAGCAAAACACAATATAATGTTTTTTAATATGTTTTTTTAATTAAATTTAACCTTTTAACTCAATAATCACTCTCTAACAGTAAAATTACTACATTTTCAACAATTACATTCGTATCAGTCACATCAGGATTCCCTTCTACATACTCTCTCAATTGCCATAATGCTTCATCAGGACTATGAAGACCCTTACCTCTCTTTAGATATGAAGCATAAACTTGATTTGCAAGTGTATAAAGTGTTGTCATGACTCTCCGAATACTGGTATGATTTGAGTTTGTTTACATCCTTGTAACTGTATATGATGCTCATAGTGTGATGCATCTTCAATACTATAAAACGTGACTACTTGTCTTGAATACGATTTTTTTTTTGGTTTCAGGTAGGTTACTTGGTATTTCATGTTGTTTGTCATTCCAGTGTCGTACTACTCCAGCAACAATAAAGGCATTAGTGATTAAGTATGTGAGAAAGATAAAGGTACGAATGAGTGAAATCTTATCAGACTCTCTATCACATTTGGATGCTTTCTCACCTAATGCTTTTGACCACCACCTCCATGCTGTCTTATGTTTCATTTCTCCGATTGCTTCAGTAACTGTACTTCCTTCCAGTATTGGGGATAGACTAATATGCATACCTCCTTTAACCTATTTTCTGATTGATTAATACAAATGGTAATATACTTCTCACATACAAAATCAACAAAACCAACATGATCCTTATACTTAACCTCTAAACCAGAATAGAATGTAGTCATACAAAAGCAGCAGTAAGTGGAGTTTGTTTAAGAGGCATTGCAGTATAAGGCGTTGTACTCTCTATATCTATTTGCTTACCAATTGTTTTGACATTGACTGGTGCATAGTAGACTCGTTTCTTTGGTGAATAGAATCCCCATACAGTTTTGGTACTGGCACCAAGATTATAATCAAATTGCCGACTATTACACAACCAAATGCGAACAGCACGGGTATTGAATTGCTCAAACTCATAACTATAATCCTTTGGTGCTTTGTGTGGAAACTCAGGAATCATGTCGTAAAGGAATCAAGAATACCAACCTCATGCTCATCTTGTAGTTTGAACTTCTGTGCCTTGACAACATTTGGCATAATCAAATGTGCATAACTCTCATCAAATGCTTTCTCATTTGACAGAATACCAAATGCCTCAGTATCAGTGGAAGCAATCAGACAAATGAGACCTCCATACTCAGAAGATGGAAACGGCACCCAGTAGTCTACAATATAAAGTGATTTCATTTCTTTGATTAATTACTCCTTCATTTTAGTCGATTGTGTGAGATTTGTCAACTGTCGATTGAGTTCTGCATTAACTGGTGCTAGAAATGTGATAATGTAGTGTTCGTACTCATTACCCTTCATCAGTTTGAGAATACCCTCCACTTGTGATAAAGAGAGAAGCAGTTTGGTTCTTGTATTCATTTCAACCTCCACCATACACATAGTCAACAATAGCAGCAGGATGATTCACACCTTCAATCACAGTAAACTTGGTAGATTCATGATCGAAATCTTCGGCACCATAATTAACAAACTTTTCAATAAACAAATCACGGGCATGTTCTTTAGACTCGGCAGCAATCACTACCATACCAGAAGTGTAATCAAAAAGGATTTTGTTGATGATGTAGAGATTCATCACATGAACTCCATCATATAATAATCACAGGTCACTTCCAACTCTGCTGCCTTTGCTTCAATTTGTTCTTCTTGAATTCTACGTGCTTCGGCACGATGATTCTCATAAACCTTACGCCCATCATAATAAAGTTCTTCAGCGTCAAAGTGTTTCATAAAATCGTCAAATGCAGCAATAAATGTCTGAAGGTCTTTGTTGTTCATACATTAAATCCAAATCCGTTGACTGGAGGTGTGGGAGGTACTGCTTCAACCTCATTCAACTTAACTTCTTTGAAGAGATTGTTCAGTATCTCATCACAGACAGAATAATCCTTTCCAGCATGTGGTACTCGATTCATCTGATAATACCTCACCGCATTGTAGATAATCTTTTGTTGTTCAAGTGTAAAGTTCATTTGCAAGAAGAGTTTGTAGGGTTTTCGGAACAGTACAATTTATGAATCTCTGCTTGCTGTTGTTTCTGTCTGTACTCATCACGATGAGCACTATAAGACATATACATCAGCAGAGCAATTCCAACAAGATAAAGTTGAGTGATTTTCATTTTGCAGGATAAAGACAGGAACTAGGATGACCAGGAACAGCAAAAACTTGCCCTCCTTTTGCAATACATTTTGCTTCAATTCTTGGATTAGTGAAAGCAAGAAGACCAGCAGCAATCACAAGAAGAACCATACCAGCACCAAGAGTTACAAACACTTCAAACCAAGTTGTGTTGTTGCTCATTTTACCAATCCAATCAGTGATTTTACATCAATCCAAACACCACGGTCAGTTCCAATCGTAGATTGATGATCCCATACAAAATGAGTTGCTTCTTGATTCGTCATCTGAAATGTATCAGTCAAGAACCTCACGGCATCAAAGAGATTATTAAAACGATGAATTGTAGTCATTTAGCAAGCACCATGAAAAGGATTACCAAGTTGAGGCAGACTGGTATTGTCAGCAGTCACAACATAACCAAGTGCAACACGCTCACGAATTGCAAGAGACTTCTCCACACGATTCAGAAACTTCTTAGACATCTGCTCCACACCTTCCCAAGACAACACTTGCAGACACCACTCCCGACTAATATCACCGTAAGGAGTTTTAACAGGATAGTATTGAACAACCATCGTGCCATCTTTGGAGTGAAGCGTGGGAAAGTCAGTCATGAATGTCTCTCTCGATTACCTTGTAATTATAGGGCATTCAGCAGGCGATTGGGGAACCAGTGTGCCACTTGAAAAACTGGCACAGGAGCTCTGTCTTGAAGATACTCTGCATATAATATCACTTCCTGCTCTCTTGCCTCTATCTCATGTGGTTGCTCCCAATACTCAATCTCCTCCACATTTGTTCCATCATAATATCTCTTACCACGCTTTGCACGAAGAGATCCAGTCACCCACTGACGCAAATGCACCAGTTCATGAAGAAGAGTCTTCACATACAATTCCTCAGGCATCCAAGTATCCAATTCAATCAGAAACTCACGAGGGCGATAGGAATCACCAGTATAATCGCACCAACCAAATACATTCTCACGCTTCAGACCACGATGTTGAATCTCAACATAAATCTGATGGCGTGGTAGAAACTTACTCAGAAACCAAGTGGCAACATCCGTACAGATCCGCTTGCGATAACCATATCCAGTAGTTTCGATGATAGATTGCATGACCAGTGAAGAAACCAAACGAAGGATGAAATAAAAATCAGTTTGTCAGTTGAAGTCATTTAATTACAGACAGCATTACCAATAATACCACCAGTCACTACACCCAGAGGAATCGACCACCAACGATTCGGAACACTCTTGGTCACACCATAAGCACCAAGACCTCCTAGAATCGCTCCCAGAGGCGCAGCAGCGCATGTTCTAGGTTGTTGTACTGGTTGAGAGACTGGAGAAGCATAGACTGCTCCACCGTTGTTAGGGAGATAGTATGTACCAGTTCCACACTGAGTATTGTATCCCTGAGTATCTACATTACCTTGAATATAATTACCATACTGATCATAATAACCAGGTGCATAGTTCTCTTGATAGGTTCGGCAAACCTGATAGATGTTCGTCTGTTGTGCTTGCACAGGAACAGAAAGAAATGTAAGTGGAAGCAGAAGAAGTAGTTTTTTCATTTTACTTAGCGTAGAGATAACCACCTGCCCAGTCAGCATTCTCAAGCAACCATTCACGTTGCTCAATGATACGAAGGTCATAACGAACACCTTTGGCAGGTGCTTTGAGACTCGCAGGTTTGTAGATTTCACCAGTCTTTTTATCAATGAAGCAATGAATGCTATCACGACGACCATCAATGCACATAAAGATTTTGTGATACTTTGTGCCCGAAGAATTCAGTTCGTAACCATAACCATCAGGAGCATCTTGAATGAGAGCATCACACAGCATCAGACCATACTTAACAACATTCAACTGAATGTTGTTACGGGCGGTTTGCTGGGCAGCGTAGTCAGCGAAGGTGGCAGTCATGGGGTTGGTTGCTTATGAGACTATTATAGGGCACTCAGACAGTCCTGTGTGCCCCTGTGTGCCAGTTTCAGGACTGCCACACCGCAATCAGTTCATTTGCCTTTTTCCTGCTAGAACTCTTTGCAGAGATGGTTCTGGTCACCTGAATTGGGTAGATTTGAGCATTTTTGTAAAGTTCTCTAGTAATCGGCACATCATGATTGGATAGAATCACTTTAACACCACGATTCGCAAGAGATTCTGCTAACTCCATCAACTCAACCTGTTGCTCATGACTAAAACCATCAGTAGCATAACTTGTGAAGTTTGCTGTATCAGATGCAGGAACATATGGTGGGTCAAAATAGACCACATCACCTGTTTCAAGGTTACTATAAAGAATAGAATCCTCAAAGGAAAGTGATGTGAATCTTACTGATTGTTTTGATAGAAAGAGCATACGAAACTCATTCATTTGCTCTGATGGGCATACTGGTTTATCATACTTACCAAAAGGTACATTAAATCCACCCTTACTATTGTATCTGGAAAGACCATTAAAACAGTGACGATTCAGATAAACAAACAAACGTGCTCTCTCCACAGAATCTGTTGAATTATTAAAGTGCTCACGTAACTCCAAATACGATTCCTTCGTGTTATTCTCTGGAATGAACAGTTTTTCACAGTATTTGATAAAACTGTCATCATTTGGATTCACCAGATTCTGATAGATTGCCACCAAATCTTTATTCACATCATTCAGAATGAATTGCTCTGCCGATGTGTTCAAGGCAACAGAAAGACTGCCACCAAAAGGTTCACAATACCTCTTTGGATATCCAATATGGGGAATAAGATGGGGCAGGACCCTATATTTGTTTCCTGCCCACTTTAAGAAAGGACGATTCATTTATGAAACTACTGTAGGGTCTCCAAGTCTATTATTTTTCAATACATCTTCTCCAATAGTAGAACCTTTTACAAAATCTTGCCTTACTGCATCATTATACTTGTTAATGATTTTTCTGGCAATAAT